GACGTACTTGTCGGCCTTGCCAGCCGGACCGGGTGCCGCTCCAGGCTTCGCGTGCGGATTCCGACTCTGCGCCGTCCATATCCCCGCCACGCCGCTTTTGAGGGCTTCAAGCGATGTCTTGAGTTTCCCCTGTGCCTCGGGGGAAAGGATTGACGTTGCCCCGCCGCCCGTCAGGCTAACCGCGTCCATCAGCCACTTGACGGCGTCCAGAATCCATCCGAGCTTGTCAACGGCCCAATCGTAAAGCCGAGTAACCGGGGCCTTCATGTCCTCCCATACCTTGAGCCACGCATTCCACAGGTCATCAAGGATGATGGTGGACGATTCCAGCAGCCACGCCATTGTCGCCGCCACTGTCAGGATGCTCTTTGTCACCCATCCGAGTGCCGTTCCGACCTTCTCGGAAAAGTCGTACCATGAGCCCGCGTTGCGCTCGATGAGGTCGGACATATAATCCGAATACGCAGCCGTGGCATTGGCCGAATCCCTGAAAATGGCCTGCGTCATGTTCGAGAGGTTCGTCTGCTGCTTGTCCATGTTCGCGGAGATGGAATCCCACGCACCCGTCATTTCCTTGGAAATCTTCTCGGAATACTTGTCAACGGCGCTGCTGGCCGCTTCCGCTGCCTCAGCCTGGTCGTACAGCATCTGCCCGACCTTCGCCGCTGCCGTGGCCCCGCCTATCGTGGCAAAGGACGTGACAACCGACACTTTCAAGACCTGCGGGGTTTTCAGCTTATTGATAAACTGATCGAGGGACGCGGAAGCCCGGTCAAAACCGGACTGCACATCAGCCGCATCGGCCCGCATTTTGATGATGAGGTCGGAAATAGTGCTCATCGCTTCTTTTTGTCCTTGCTCATGGCCTCAACAAAGTCCTTGTTCTGATACGGAGAGAACCCGGCCTTAATTTTCTCGTTTACCGCTTCCTGCTCGTCCATTTCCTTCCCTGATGTCCTGTCCGCTTCGATCTTGCAGTAGGCCATCCATTCCCCGAGCTCCCGGCTGTCTATCCGCTCAAGCATCTCCCTGACGGGCATTTTCAATTCGCGGGCGAGGGCGAAGTAGAAGAACCGACTCCCCCGCTTTCGGAGTTTTTTTCAAGTTCCTTTACGCTTTCGTCCGTCATGCCGTTCAGCCGCTGCGCGACGGTAAACAGGCGGTCGATAACCTTCGATGATTTCTTTCCGAGTTCCCTGATGTCGGCATCCGTGAAGATCCGTTTCAGGTCTTCGTCCACGATGGCCCGCGCAAGCAGCTTCGCCCGCATGTCATCGCGGTTCAGCTTGATTTCCTTCCCCTTCATGTCGTACATGGATGCCTCGTAGGCGTCCCGGTCGGAGCCTGTGATAACGGCAATCCTGACCGAACCTCCCCACTCCGGTACGTCTACATCCTCGAAAGCCCTGTCCTGCGCTGCAAAAATAGCGTCCCTCGTCAACCTGCTCATCACGTCCCTCCAATGATCGAATAGATTTGATTCACAAGATAAATCTCATAATCGGCGTCGTAAGCATCCCCATCGGCAACCCGGATACAGGCGAAAGCCGTCGAACCCGTCATGGCGGTATGCACCGCTTCCGCAATCGTCCGGGCCTGATCGTGATCCGTCGATATGATGTCGATTCCGTATCGCGCCCGCTCCTTGCCGCAGTAGCCGTCGAGCGCGTAGAACCCGTCTGCCGATACCTTCGTGTAGACCACGGCGGGGAATGTCACGTTGTCCTGCGGGACCATGACGGGGTAAATGCGCGTGCCCGTCAGCGTTGATATGGACGACGAATTTCGCAGGACATCGTAAATCTTCGTGTTAAGAGCCATACTTTTCCGTTATCTTCTGGTTCAGCTTTACCTTGTACGTGTCAATGGCCTGCACGGAGTGGCCCGCCATGACATCGCGCAGGATGTGTTGCCCGCGCTGGCCGGGATGCTTGACGATGCGCCCGTAAATGTCCCGCTTGCCCTTGTCTGAAAGGACTCGTTTCTTTCTCGCCCCGATTACGTGCGGCTTCGTCCCGTACTCCACAAGATGCGCCGTCCGTGTCCTGTGCGTGATTCCGTACCCTACTTGCCACTCGCCCGTTTTGTAGTCCTTGCGATACCCGACGCTGCTTTTCAGCCAACCGCGCCTGACGGGAACCCGTGACCGCAACGATTCTGCGAGGTACTTCGCCATTTCCTCTTCCGACTCAATCCGCGCCTCGCCGGAAACGTACTCATTGGCTTCTCTGAGGTCTTTCTTTACGTCCTCGTCATTGGCAACGCGGATAGCGCACTCGATCTCCTTTTCCGCTTCTGCCGTCCTTCCCTCCCCAAACGCCACGGCCCCGCGCATGATATGCCGCAGGGCATGTTGCACCTCTGCCCCGATGAAGTTGCGGACGATGAAGTGGTTAAGGATGCCCGCGATATGCGCCCCCGTTTCAGCCCCGAATGTGCGGCCAGCGGCCCCGCCCGCACTCGCTATCAGGCGAGGCGTAATCACCCGCGATCCTATCCATGCAGCCGTCCAGATTACAGGTGCGCCCATCAGGTGCTTAACCTCATCGTTGTCATTTCCACGCGGTCGTCCATCTCCGTTACGTCCTGAATGAGATACGTGGACCCGTTATAGACAACGCGCATATTCACGTCGATCCCGCTAGTAAGTCTGATTGTTATTTTGTTGACCAGTTCCTGCCCGAGAACGCCGCTTTTCATGATGTCGCGCATTCTCACGGGCTCGACCTGCGCCCACGCGTTGCTGAGATACGTGGACCATGTAATCGTCTGCGTTCCCGATACCGTTGACTGAGTAGCCACGGGGTTCAGAATTGAGATTTTTTTGTTTAGTTTCCCCGCTAACATTCGGACCTCAAATGATGGTGAGCGCCCTCCGGCTCCCACCATTCTACAGGGAAGTTGCGTTGCTGTAGGTGCAAGCCCCGGTGATTTCCAGGGTAATGCTCCCCTTCACGATCTGATCGACGGCCCCGGTAATACTGAAGCCGCTCACATACGCGTCAAAGATGATTTTGGTTTTTGCCAGTTCCACCGTGCTGTCATTCAACTGAATGAGCGCCTTTCTCATGTAGCGGTTTGCCCGACAGGTCCGCATGTAGTCCTGCGCCGTGGTGCCGGGACGGAAATTCACGTCGAGAGTCACCTGACCCTCATCCCGCAAACCGAGCATTTTTTCCTTTGCTGTGCTTCCGAGGTGGCTTGCGTCAATGACGTTCGCCGCCCCCGTAGGCCCGTTGAAACCAACCACTTCCGCAACGGCGTGAGACGTAGAGGTGGACGCCGCCGTGGTAGTGGACCAGAAGAAAATTGCGCCTTGAGATTCGATTGCCATTTCCCATCACCCCCTTACGCGACAGTGGAGTAAGTGACGGCCCCGCTGATCTCGATGGTGATGGATGCCTTGACAATCTGATCCACCGCCCCCGTGACCGAGAAGCCTGAAACGTACCCGTGCCCGTTCAGCATTGTGATGGCCGTGTCCGTCATCTTGATAGCCCAATTCCCCTGCGTCCTGGCGGCGCGACACTCGCGGAGCTTTACCTGTCCCGTGTCCGAGGGCGCAAGGTTACAGTCAAGAGTAATCTGCCCCTCGTCTCTGAGGCCGATCATCTTTTCCTTGGCCGTGCTGCCCAAATGCGAAGCGTCAATGACGTTCGCGCTGCCAGTGGGGCCATTGAACCCGACAACCTGTCCCACGCTGATAACGGTGGAAAGGGATGTCGTTGTGCTCCAGTAGAGCACGCAGCCCTGTGATTCAATTGCCATCGGTTAATACCTCCTGCAAGACTCCGACGTTACAGGCCCACTATCGCTTGCGACTCGGGGATGGTCAGTCCCTTCGTGCTTGTCGCCTAGACCGCTTGCCGCTGGCCTCGTTTGAAAAGTCCGGGGAGGGCGTCCGGGCCTTGAGGGTCGGCAAGCGGGTTAAATCTTAATCACCGTGTAGGCATCCAGAAGCCCGTCCACGAACGTGCGCGGAAGCTCAAGCATCGTCTGCGCCCCAGACTCCACGGACAGGCTTTCCCGGTTGTTATAGAGCGCCCCGACACGCATCTTCACCCATGCCTTGATTGCATAGGGAGTTGTCGCCGTCGAAGATCCGCTTAACGCATATCCGCACTTGTAGCGGACCCTGACGGCGTTCATTACGTCGTAGGTTTCCGGCCAATCGTTGTCGTAGGACGGCACTACCCAGGCGGGCTCCGAATCCCCGTCGATGGAGTAGGCCGTCGCGGACAGGGTAGCCGTCGCCCCGCTGGAGTCGATGTAGGTGATGCTCAAGTCCGTCGAGTTTGACGAAAGGGGCGGGCGGGGAATTTCGATCCCGCCTTCGGGAAACGCGTCCATGACGAGTTCCCATGTCTGCGGCATTAGCGCACGCTTTGTCTTGTTTTCGGCCTCGTTCTGCGCGGCCATCAGCATTGAGTTGAGCAGCAAATCTTCCGACGTGTCGGACGTGGAGAGCCGCAGGTGCGTCTTGATTTCCTCAATCGTCACGCACGCCCCGGTTGCCTCTGTAATCAGCACAAGCGCCATTTATCTCGACCTCCACACGTCGCCTGCGCGGCGATAGGTGTTGACGTATATTTTAGACTGCCGGTGATGGTCCCTGACCGGATTCGACGTTCTGAGCTTCCTGCCGTGTGTCCTGGTATGCACTTCAAGGACAATTCCGTCGGCGGCGTTTGCGTTGTAGGTGTCGTCAGGCGTGACCTTCGTGGAGAAGTCAACCCCGTCGGCGTACTGTTCCTGCGCCCCGTCGCTGATCGTGATATGGTGCTGCTGAATGAGTTGGGCGATCTCGTCTGAGGCGATAATCTGCCCGGAATCCTGCGCGGACATGGTGTGCCCGATGATGACAACAATGGCGTCGGCAACGGAAATGTTCGCGCCGTCGGCCACGGTGATAACCTGACCATGGATAAGGCTCACAGCCCCGGAGACGTTGACCTGCACACCCTCGCCTGCCGTCACGGGGACATCGGCCCCGACGCCTAGCGTAATATTGTCGGCATGGTTTTCGTTGACGGCTTCCGATACCGCGATGACATGGTGCTGAATAATATCCGGGGCATCGGAAACGTTCTGCTGTATGCCTTCCGCAACGGGGAGCGCCCCGCCCGCGTAAATCGTGACCCCGTCCCCGGCATTGGCATTTACGCCGTCGTCTACGGTGATGACGTGGTGCTGTGTCAGGCTCGGGCCGTCTGCTGCATTGACAACCGCACTTTCACCCACGGTCAATCCGTAGCCATGAACCGGAACCGGGGTAACGGCGGTGTTTATCTGTGAGGCTTCCGCGACAGAAGCAAGGACATGGCCGATTATCAGAGTGGGAGCATCACCGGTGTTTACCTGAGCCCCATCTGCGACAGACGCGAGCGTTATGTTCCCGCCCAATCCGACACCGTCAGCCGCGTTATGCTGCACACCATCCGTTACGGACAACAGGTGCGACTGCGTGTGCGCTGGTGAATCGGCTACATTGGCGTTGTAGCTTTCGGAAACGGTCAGATTGTGCGCATGGGTATATGCGGGGCTGTCGGCTACATTGGCCTGCGTCCCGTCGGTGACGCTGGCAAGCGGATGGGAAATGCTTAATGTAATGCCGTCTCCTGCATTGGCATTAGCGCCGTCGGCAACGGACGCGATGACGTGGCCGATAATAAGGGTGACATTGTCTCCCGCGTTCGCGTTAGACGCTTCCGCTACCAAAGCAAGGGTCTGCGCTGCGCCCTGCGGAAGCAGGAACACGACGTTCTTTGCGAAACGCCTGCGCCAGAACGGTATGCGGTAAACCGCCATTTACCCGATCTCCTCAAACACGATATGAGCATCCACGGCGTAGTCCGTCGCCGTCGTTACGGTTTCCCGCCTCACGACGAGCCGACCGCCGGGCTTGATGATCGGCCTGCACTCCGGGGTCGGAATCCAGTGGAACCCGTTGAGCACGTTGACGGTTTCCTTGTAGACGTAGGTGAGGCCGGTTGCGTTTGTCGTCGCCACCCCGTAGACGTTGCCGCTGCAAGTGGTCTGCCCCTGCACAAGGGGCGTGAGGGCCAATGTGGAGCCGACGCCCGCCGTGGTCCCGGCGAAGGCAATGCCCACCGTCATAAATTCCGACGAGGTGCTGCGCCCCGTGATTGCCACCTCATGAACCGCGACGACGTGGCTCGAACTGCACAGGACGTGCAGCAGCTCCTTGGCCGCCGTCGAGACGGTCGTGCCGACAAACCCACTGGCAAACATTCGTCCGTATTTCATCTGAACAACCTCCCGAAGAGGGTTAAAACCGAAAGGCAAAGGCGAAGCAATACGTTCATCCTGCGAAACGGAACCCGCGTGCTGGACGACGCGGCAGCAAAGGCCACTAACATTAAGATTGGATCAAGATTCGAAGTCCATGAACATTCGGCGGAGAACGATCCATTGGTTTCTGCGATCTTATACGCAGTTTTGTGAATGTGCCCGC